ATCTGTAATAGAAGTAGCTGTTCCAATAGTTAAACCATCTAATGTTACTGTACCATTAAAGTAAGCATCTTTAAATTGTTTAGCTGCTGTTCCTAAATCTATATCATTATCTACTGAAGGAATAATTAAGCCATCAGAAACTTTAAATTGTTGTGTAGCTGCATTAGAAACTTTAATAGAAAATTCTAATTCATTACTTGTTGTGTTAACATTAATTTTGTTTAAAGGAGTTGCTAAATTAGCATCACCTAATAATCCAATTACTGGACCATTAGCTGCAGTACCATCATGTTTATGTCCTGAAGTATTTACAAATGCTGCAACAATAGCATCAAATTCATTATTTAAATCTACTGCATCAATTGTTAAAGTATCTTGTATTTCTGCTGCACTTACTCGCTGATATCCTGCCATATTATCTTCTTCCTCCTGCTATAAAAGATACAAATAAACCATTAACTGCATATGCAGCATTCGTATCATTGCTAAAAAATCTAAAGTTATTTGAAAAACCACTTCCAACTACTAACATTCTTTTACTTGGTAATGTTACTGCACCATAAGTTGATGTTCCAAATACTGCACTACCATATTGAGAAGTAGAATTTAAAGAACCAACATTAACTGCACCAGGTTGTGGTACATCTGTAGATTCAAAATCATATCTAATTCTCATCTTTAAAGCTGGTTGTGTTCCTTCTGGTTTAATATTTGCTTTAACTCCATAAAGACTTTTTCTTAAACCATTATCACCATAATCCATATCTGGTGTTTGAAATTTTGCATTAATATTTGCTGTATCAAAATTGTTACCTTTATCTATTTCATAAATGTAACCAGTATTATTTGCACCAAACTTAACTTCTATATTTTGAGGGTTTAGTTCTGAAGAACAAAATTTTAAATCCATTCCTTTTGTCTCACTCCACTCAAAAGCAGGAACTCCATTATTATCAAATTTAAAAGTTCCTATAATTCCTTTTTGTGCTGATTGTCCTTGACCTGTCTTATGATAGAATAATCTATACTGACTTCTTTCTCTAATAACCATACTAGACAAAGTAAACTGTTGAATGTTTAATAATAGATTATTTATTAAAGGTAAAATTTTTCTACTAATAGAACCAATTTCAACATCATCAATTCTCGCTGTACCAGCAACTGTTCTTAATCCATCAGGAGCTAAGAAGATTAAATCTCCTCCAATCTCTTGAATTGAATTACCATTTACACAACCTATATTTTTGGTTATAGACTTAATTATAGGGGTAGAATCAAGACTTGTCAACTCAAAGATACTATTTTTACAGAATATAATTAAGCTATTTCTAAAGACTTTAATACCTACAATGATATCACCAACATCTATTTCACCTGCTGAAGAACCTTCAAAGTCATAAGGTTTTAATCTAGTACTATAAGCTACTGTACTTGTTGAACTTGATTGTCCTGCTACTACTAATCTTTGTGAAAATATTCCACATACTTTAGGATTAGCTGGAGCTGGAGATGCTAGTTCTTCAAAATAAAATGTATTAGTTCCACTTGCTACTGTTATTTGAAACTCTCCAATTTTGTTTACACCATCAGTAATATATAAAGTACCATAAGCACCATCTGATTCAAAGAAATCAAATTGATTATTAGTTTGATTAGCTCTTGGAATAATTGTTGCACTACCTAAAGCTCCAGATAACATTCCACTTTTCTTTACAACTTGATTTGAAGCTGCTGTTTGTACATTTCTATCTAATGTTAATACTGTATTACTTGTAATTGATAATACTCTATAATTAATAGAGTTAATTTGAATTCTGTCATTAACAGCAAACTCAGTTGTAAATGCTGTACTTGTTCCTGTAACTGTTGCTGAACCTGCAGTAACTGCTACTGTTCCTGTTTTAGTTACATAAGTATTTCTATTAACTTGTAACCAATTAATACCATCTAATGACCAAAAAATTCCTGTAGCTTGACAAGCAACTACTCCACCTGCGTAAGGAATTAATCCTGTAATTGCATCTGTAGGAGTTCCTGATGGTGAGGCAGCATTTGTTCCACCCCATTTTGTATAGCCATTAATTCTTCTATAACCACCTGTTGTAGATGATTCAAAGTTTTCTAATATAGTTGCAGCACCTGGTGTTCTAAATAAAGCATGGCTACTAGATACTAAATCTAATCCACCTGCGACAGTAATTGAAGCTCCTTGTGTTGGCATAATTTATTATCCTATGGTAGTAAGTAACTAAATCTTACATCTGACATATATTGTGGCTGTGGTGAATTTAAATTATCAGCCATATTTTGTAAGCCTTTTTTATATTCGTCTAAAGCTAATTGCGATTGAGCAATGTTATCTTTAAATTGATATAAATAATATCTAGCTCTTGCTAGTAAAACTGGTTTGTATTGTTCTGGGAATAAAACTGTATCTGTATCTGCTGATAAAGCAGTAGGTCTATTATAAGCAAAGAAATGAATATTATAAACTTTATCTGGTATTGGAGATAATCCAAATCTTCTACCATCTGAACTTCTTATAATTCTTACTGGAGTAGCATAATTACCAGCTCTAGCTGCAGATTCTTCAGATTGTGCATAATTACTTCTCCATTGTGTTAGAGTTGTAAATGGTAATTTATTAATTGTAAAAGGAGAATTGGTATCTGCTAAAGTAAACATATCCCAATTTACTGAATCAAAATCTGCATCAATATTACCTGACCCAGCTTTTAATAAATAAAATCTTTGTCCTACAACTGTTGGTACAATTGTGTTTCCATAATAAGGGTCATCAGGAACATCAGCACTAAGCCAAGACCAATCATCAACTGCTGCTACTATATCAAAGTAAGCTCTGTTAACTACATTAGCTACTTGTTTTTGTATTCCAACTCCAGTAGCTACTGTTGAAACTTCTGGTTCATTTAATTCTACTAGTAATTCGTTTACAAATGCTTTATATGTTTTTGCCATTTAACAGTTCCATGCCCTTAATGATTTATTAATTCTTGAGTTAGGGTCTCTAGCAGTTTTTTTAGAAGTCAATTTCTTTTTCATTCCCTTCATTCTTGCACAAAAGCTTTTTCTTCTTTTGTTTCCCTTAACTTTACTAGGTGCTTTAAGTTTTCTTTTCTTACCTGTTTTGGTTTTACCCTTATTGTAAGATGCTCTACCTTTAGCATTTAAACCACCTTCAGGATTCTTGCCTTCTTTCCTTGTCCATGCAGGAGATGACATTAAACCCATAAAATTCTTTATATAATTATTGCAACTAATAAGATAATAACAGCAATTGCTATTTCTTTTTTATGTTCTTTTATAATGTGAGGTATATGTTCTTTTATTTTCATATTATTATTTCCTTTAAATTAATGAAAGGGGGATTGCTCCCCCTAACATAAATGATTATTAATCTATTTTAATGATACCTGCACCAACTGATGCAGTTGAAAGTACTTTTCTTCCATATACATGAAGACCTCTAACTTGGTCTGCGAATGTAGTAGGACTTCTAAAAGACTCAACTGTATTCATTGCTGCTGCACATGATGTACTTCTCATATGACCAAAAAGAACAGAAGGTATAGTAGCAGGACCTGCACCACCAACTTGTTGTTTTTTAGTATTAAGAGATTTATACATTGCAAATCCTCTAACTAAACCAGAAGCTACAAGACCATTTCTTAAAGAACCTTTACCTGCATTGTAATCAATCGATAAAAGTTTAGAAGAAGTATCTGCTAATTGGTTATAAAAGTTAGGAGCTGCAACAAACCATCTATTATCTTCAGGGTTGTTGTTTTCATCCAAAACTTGAGCTGCTGAACTCATAAAGTTAAGAGGGTCTACTTCACCTGCTGCGTGTCCAATATCAATTGGAGCTGCAACTTTACCAAAGATAAGTTCAGAAGCTGCAACACCTACTGGTGTTAGAGCTGCTGTACCTGCGATTGATTCGATGTACATCTGATTTAGAACTTCTGTGTCCATTGCATCTTTTAATTTATAACCTGCGTTATTAGATGCAATTTCAGGGAAGTTGATATGACCAAACCTTTTTTCTAAAGAATCTACTTGGAAACTAAAGTAATTAGCTTGATTAATTGTTAATACTAATTCAGCATCAGTTAGAGCTGTTGGTGGTGTTGCTAAACCTCTAGTATAAGTTGCTGTAGCAATTTGAGGTTCTTTAACAATATTAACTGTATCACCGAATGATTTAATTTCACCCATGTAATCTGTGTTACAGATTGCTTCGACTGTTGATGCTTTTCTTAAAGCGATTTGTACTTTTTTACTGTAGATTTCAGGAACCCAAAATTGGTTTCCTTGTACTCCACCAGCAACAAAGTTTAATGTGCTTCCACCTTGAAAGTGTGCCATAATTATTTTTCCTTATTTGTTTACTTGTTGATAAAAATGAAAATAAATCTATTCATCTTGAATAAATCTACCTTCTGTTTGAGCCATAGCAATATCTTTTTCATATCGCATAAACTCTTCATCAGACATTTTTCTAATATCCGATGATTTGAAAGTAGGCTTTCTATCAGTAGGTTGTCCAACTTGTTCTCTAGTTTTAACTAGCAAGTCAGCACCTTCATTAGGTTGCTTTCTTTCAGTAGTAGTTTTTTTATCTAATCCAAGTCCTCGGTCTTTCTTATACAAATCGACTGCTCTTGCTGCGAGTTTACCATTGTTGTTGTTCTCATAAATCCAAGATTTAATTTCCATTGGCTGTTCATCTGCCCAGTTATGAAAGTCATCCGATTCTTTAATATCATTAAAGTCTGGATGGTATTTCGATAACTCTAATTGAGCTTCACGAGCTGCCAAAGTATCATTCTTTTTCTTAAGAGCTTCAACTTCTTCTTGTAAACTTGTCATCTCATTCTTAGATTGCAAGTGTGATACAGTTTCCACAACTCCATATATGTCAGGGTATTCCTCTTTGAAGATTTTTAGTTCTTCTTCAGATTTTGGTGGTGAATACTTTGGTCGGTTCTCTTTAAGCTGTGCTTTAAGGTCTCCTTCTTTAGTAGTCCAATCACCTAACTTCCTATCATAATATCGTTTTAGGTCGTCATATCTTTTTTTATAGTCAACTTTTGTATAAGCTTTAGAGTCAGCAACATTAAGTGCTGATTCTTGTAAAGACTTATCCGAAGTAGCCGAATCTAGAGTTGAGTTAGTATCAGGGTTGACATTGCTGTCAGTAGCTTCTCTAACATAACCATTAGGGTCGGTGTTGGCATCTGCTGGTCCATTATCTGCAGAAACAAAATCTGTAGGCATAACATCTTCTGTATGCCATGATTTATTTCTGTTATAAGGATTCGCTTTGACTTCCTTAGTTTGTCCTTCGTCTTCGTTCATGTTTCCTCCTTTAGGGCTTCTTAACTGTGAAGGTAGCTAAAAATTGGTTACTTGTTTGAAAACAAAGCTACAAGGGCTTATATAAATATAAGGTAGCTTGTTTATTCTTAGAGTACCACTCTAAAAATTCTGTTATGCCAATAGAGAAGTTTCAGCATCTACTGCTTCATCTTCTTGGCTTACTTGCCCAGCATCATAATCTGATTCTGCTTGTGCCATCATATCTCTTAATGTATCAACACCTAGGCTTTTTACTGCCTTCGCTGTAAATACAAATTCGCCATCTGATAACAGGGCTGGGATTGAATCAGAAGTTCCATCACCTGGTCCTTCTACTAACTCATCCTCTGTAAATTCTGTTGCAACTAATTTAGGTAAAATTGCTTCTAGCTCTGGATGCATTTCCATAGCTTCATCTAATACTGCTTCTTCTTCTTCTGATAATGATGATGTATCTAAAATACCATCTACATCCATATCATCTTCCATAGACATATCATCTTCCATAGACATATCATCTTCCATACCCATAGGAGAAAGTAAAGAACCATCTTCCATCATAGTAGCATCTTCTTCTACCATCATATCATCTTCAACTAAATCACCTTCAGCATATGCTTGATATTCTTTTCTTTTAACAGTACCACCAAGACTTAAAGCTAATGGTGTTTGTTCTGAGATATCATTCTCATCCATATAACCACCTAAGGCTGCTTTAACTCTTACTTTTTTTTCTAAACTTTTAATCTCATTATTTAATTTTGCTTTTAAAGAAGTATTATTTGTTCCTTCTTTTTCTTTTTCTAATCTATTAATTTTATCTACAAGTAATTTATTCATACTTTCACCTGGAATATCTCCTTCTGCTGGAGCTTCTTCAAAATCATCAGGTACATCTATATCTCTAATAGAAGCCATATCACCTTTGTTATATCTTTCTCTATCTAACATACCACCATTTTTAAATCTTGTTCTTTTTTTAGATAACAGTCTAGAAGGTAAACCCTGTCTTGCTGATTCAGGAGTATTTACATCATAAGGATTAATACCATCATCCTTTTTATC